AACCCGAATAAAATCTTAATGTATTCTTCCCAAGTTAAGATTAAATCTTTTCCCCATTTATTATTTAATTCCTGTTCCTTCTTTATTTTATCTTGCTTCATAGCATAAAAAAACTTATCCTCACAAGCTAACATTATTTTTTTAACCATTATAATAAAACTAAGAATACTAAGTATTTAAATATATCTTACTCCTGACGAGTAGTGTTATTTTCCCTTTCTTTATCCTGCATTTCAATAGCTACATATCTTCTATATTGCTCACAACTTCCATAATTACCTAACAAACACTGCTCATCTTCTCCACCAAAAGAACACTTATCATAATAGGGACATTCTCTTAACATAGTTTCTAAAAATTTTCTTTGATGTTTATCCATGATCTCCCTGCCCAACAAAATTCAAATTGTTTGATAATTACCGTTTTTTATCCTCGCAAAATATTACCTGTGATTATTTTGCTTCCACCACCACCGTTTCCATTTCCACCTTCATGAGTTACTATTGCATAGCATCCATAAAGTGTAACTATTGTTCCAGGTCCGAATATAAATTTTATGTATAATGTTAAATCTTCTGCTGGTGTCCATCCAAGAGTTGACCATTTCATAGTAGAACCCAGCCAACTATGGGGACTTGAAAAATCTGTGGTTTTTCCACCTTCCCAGTTTGTTCCATCTTTACTTATATCTACAGTGCATTGTCCTTGACTATCATCTCCATAAAGTTGAAGTTCTACATCTGAAACATTACCAGAATTAGCAACTGTGCAAGTTATAATATCAATATCATTATGGTCTCCAGCGATGGATTTTGTTAGATTTGGTGTATCTGGATTTCTAACTGCAGCGTCTGCAACTGCTCCATAATGAGTTCCTTCTGTCGAAGTCCATTCTGAAGTTGCTCCGTCAGCTGTTGGGTCTACTGTTGTTTCTGTCATATTTTTATATGTTTTCTGTTTATTTAAACTTTATGTTGCTTCTCTTAATTTATTAGATGTATACTCAAAAAATTGTCCTCTTAAATGAACTACATCTGAAATTGTATCTTCTGCATCTGCACTTAATCTTGTTAGTTTCCAGAATAATGCTTTATCTGTTGAACTTGGTAAATCTATTCCTGTAATTTCTGCAATAACTAAACCATCACTTGTTGCCGACGCTGTTGAGACTTTTGTTAAGGTTTCTTGAGCTCCTGCTGTTACATCTTCGTTTGGACTTATCCATAAATATTCTAATTGCCATTTACAATTTCCAGGACTAACTCCATTAGCATGCCAACCCACATTTAAAGTAATGGGCATACTTCTATCCATATCCGGAAGAATTAAAAGTGTTCCTGAAACGCTTTCTTGATTAGCTTCTATTGCATCTGCAAATTCCCAGCAACCAGTTAAACCATCCTCTACAAATGTAGCTGGTTTTGCACCTGGAGCTCTTATTCCATTAGCATCAATATAAATTTTCTTTTTTACCCTCGCTGTTCCTACTAAAGTTAATTCTCCATCATTTGCAATTTTAAGATAATTAGTTGCTTGGTCTCCAACATGGAGTTTTCCTTGTGGATTTGTTGATCCTATTCCAATATTTCCATTTTCATCAATCAGCATTTTTACATGTGTAGGGTAAGGATCACTTTGATGTGTTTTTGATGTAAAAAACCATAAGTTTGTTGGTACATTATTATCAGATACTGCTCCATTAATTGATGTTCCAAAGCCAGCTGTGTGTCTATAAATTCCTCCTTGATAATGCTCCCAAAAGAAAACACCACCATAATCTTGATCTACAACATCAAGCGGTGCTGCTTTAGATCCTCTGCTTTTTCTAAAATTTATAGAAGCTGAATGAAGGCTGCTTACATGATTAGCTATAATCATGCCATGCCCCACTCCACCATCAGCAGAAGTATGGAGCTGGGCTTCTGGTGTATTTGTTCCTACTCCTAAAAAATTATTTGTATTATTCCAGAAAAGTTTTGAGTTATCTTCTGCAATATTTCCCTTAGAATCTAAGAATAAAACAGAGCCTTGGGTTCCTAAATTTACATTACTTTGTAATTTGTGTTTAATCCCAGAATAATTAGGCAAAAACATTTCTGAAGCTATTGGGGTTTTAGGCTCATACTTCTGCTTTTTCATATTTCTTAAAATGCTTTTTGCACTTGGGGGTTTTGCCATTATAATCCTACCTTTTCTCTTTTAGGGACGAGAGAAGATTTTTCAGGCACAAGATTAGATGTTCTTCCAGCTTGTTTTGTTGTTTCAGCTGTTAAACCTGTTTCATTAGGCCAGTTAGTTTTCAACTCTTTTTCCCCAGATGTATTTGCCATAGAATTATAGAGAATTAAACTTAATAAATCTTATGCTGCTGCTCTTTCAATTTTAAAAACTAACCATGCATTTCCTTTTAATCCAGGGTAAGGCACTACTGCTATAAAATCAGTTGCAGCTGCTAAGTTTAAAGAATCTATCGCAGTTTTTATTGCTGCTGGGGTTTCGCATATTGTTGGTGTGCTTGCAGTTAAATCTCCTTCTGCCATTATGCTACGCTCCCATGAATTACACCAGCTTCAATTAAAGCTTTTATTAAACTTCCTAATGTATCAGCAGTTAATAAATCATCATTTGCATTGCAGTTTAAAGATAAACCTTCTGTGTGATTAGTAACGGTAAATTCAGTTTGTCCGTCATCCCGTTGGTTTCTTACCATTACTTCTTGCCTTTAGATTTAGTTTGTTTTTCTTCTGATTCTTTGAGTTCGTCGATTATTGGATGTCCTTGATATTTTTTACCAGAAAGAATATGAGCTTTCATGTTTTCATAATTTTTCTTAGATTGCTCTCTAACAGCAGAGCTTTGAGTTTCATCTTCCATCTTTTCTTTGTAAGCTTTCAATAATTTTATAGAATTTTCAACAGTCATTTTATATCTTTATATCTGTGATAACAGCCACAGCTTTTTGATTTACTAAGATAGCTTCCCCTTCTTCCCAAGCTCTAATCTTAGTTCCTATTCCAGGGTCTTTAATAACAGCAGTTGTTAAAGGAGTAAATTGTTTCCATGTGCATGCTTCTTGAGGCACAAATAAAACAGCTGTATCTTCACTTGCATTTACACTCACTACAACTTTACATCCTAATAATTCCATAACTACCCCATCTTTAACTCTCTCACTTGAGAAGCTTGGAATACTTGAACCTTTTACATTTATTAAATAATCTAATAATGATGTGTGGTCTCCTGGATGGATGTATAAAACTGCTCCTTCTGGATTATATCTATAAGTTCTTATTTGTTCTTTTGCGTAATTAATATCTGCAATAGGATTTCCTGTAACTGCATCATCCCAGCCATCAGCAGTAGCTGCTGCAGTATTTGCATTTCCACCAGTTCCGAGAGCATCACTAAGAACCGCATAAATTCTTATATCTACTTGATTAGCAACTGCTTTAACTAAATCTTTTACATTTGTAGCTAAAATATCAATATCACTATCTTTAATATCTTCATCAGATAAATAAGGACTTTCTACAAAATATTTTCTTACATAACTTGATGTTCTTGTCCAACTTTGTTCTACAACTACTGGTCGAGATTTAGAAGAAGTATTAGCTATTTGTGATGCTGTTATTCCAGTTGTATCAACAGAATCTAAAAATCCAGCTGTCTTTTTATACCATCTAATTTCTCTCGCTGATGTTTTAGTAACTTGAACAAACTTTTTTAAAACTAATTCTTCATCTGCGAAGCCCTTAGCTAACTTATCAATATCAATTCCTCTGATTTCTGCTTGTGCGTTTGCGTCTGCCATTATTCTTCTTCCTCGTCTTCTTCTAACATTTCTTCTTTAGCTGCTTCTTCTTCTGCAGCTTCCTCAGCTTCCTCTGCTTCCACTTCTTTTTCAATTTCTGTTTTTTCCTCTTCTTCCATTTTAACTGTTTGCTGATTGATGATGTGGTCTTAATTCAAATAAAAATGATTCTCCACTTGTTGCAGTTTCTAAAGCAATACCTACATAATTTCCAGTAGTAACAGGTGCGTTTGCTAATTCATTACTATCACTTGTAGAAGCATCTGTGTCTATTGCTAATCCTACTGTCACTCCGCCTGTTCCTGCAAAGCCTTTAAAAATTCCACCTCTATAAACTGCGATTTTTGTTTTGCCGTCATTTGCTATTTTTTCTTCTGCAGCAATTCCAGCTACTTTATCTCCATCTCCATCTGCTAATGAAGCTGTCATAGGGTCGTCTAATTTAAGAATCGCCCCTTTTTCTATTCCTGCGTCTTCTGCGCAAGTAAATGGGATTGAGGGTTCTGTTTCATGGATTAATGTGAATTCATTTACCATATAGTTATTCGGCTAAGAGACTATTTAAACTTTTTGTTCTTCTTTAATTTTACTCTTTGCTAATTTTAACATCTCTTTTTGGATAATTAAGTTGTTTTCTGATTGCTCAATTAGTGCCTCAGCTTCTTTTTTCACTCTTGTCCATAAAGCTTCTATTTTAGTTCCAATCTTAATTCCCAAATCTTTTGGTGTTTTAGGCATCTTCAATCTCTCCTCTCATAACTCTATCTTTATATTCTTTGGGAGTTTCTTCTTTCTTTTCTTCAACTTGTCCTGCCTCTGTTTGTCCACCAAGAGCTTTCTTAGCCATTATTTGTTCTTCTCTGTCAAGCAATTCTTCTTTCTTTTTATTGGCAGCTTCCAATTTTTCTCTTTCCTCACGCGCTCGCTCAATAACTGGAGTTGTTTCATACTTATCCCCCTCTCCAGTATCTTCTGCTGCTGGTTTTTCCTCTGGTTTCTCAGCTTCTTTTTTTTCATCTGGTTCTTCTTTTTTTTCATCCATTTTACTCACCTCCTTACAACTTTTTCTGTTAATTTTTGTCTTTTTGTGTCGATTAAACGTTGCCAAACTTCATTTGCTTTTGTTTGGGCTATTGAATAATTTGTAAAGGATTGAACAACATTTTTATAAGGAATTTTACTAACTATTGCAGGAGTTGCATCTATTAATTCATTTGAAGCATCCAATAGCATTTGGGCGTCATCTAAATTTCCTGCGTCTATTGCTCTTGTCATAGGAAAACTTATTGCTTGTAATGCTTCTTCTTTTCCAAATGCAGCAAAGGGATATGTTCCAATTACATCTGCTGCTAAATTAACAGCCATCATGCCTAATCCTAATTTAACTAAAAAACCTTTTGTTATAGCTGTGGATTTTGTGGTTGTTGCGAACCTTGCGGCGACGGGTCTTGCTGCATGGAATATCTTATTAATTCCTGTTGCTGCTGGTTTTCCTATAAAAGCTCTTTGGGTTGTAACGGTTGTTCCTCTTCTGGCAGTATTTAATATTGTAGCTTCTCTTGTAATTCTTGCAGTTCCACTTGCAGCCGCAGTTGCTCCTCTGCCAGCAAGGGCGCTTATTCCCCCGATTAAAGAAGCATATCCTAATGTTGCTATTCCCACATCTTTAATCTGATGTCCTAATGTTTGTCCGTAAAATTCTCTTGAGGCTTCTTCTATAGTCATGTTAGGATTTATTCCTGCGAATAAAGCTTTGAAAGGATGTGCAAATGCGAATGCTCCTTGATAAATTGGGCTTATTGAGGTTTCTCCTTTCATTTTTTTAATATCTGTAATAGTTTTTTTTCCTTGTGCTTTTTCCTTAGGTGCAGAAACAAATCCGCCTTCACGAATGTTAGTTATAGCTTGAGCCCATTCTGCTGCTGAAAATGCTGATTTTGGTATGTAATCTGGTATTCCTCTTTTTGCAAATGCTTCTTTAGATTCAAATCCTTTTTTTGGATCTTTTGATGAAATTAGTTTTAATTTCCTTGCCATTTTAATCTGTTAATATTTTTGGTGTTGGAATTGTTAAACCTGCAAGACCAGCAACTATTGCGATTACTAAACTAAATATAGTTCCGTTGATTCCATTACAGAGTGCAACACACTCTAAAATAGTCAAACTTGCTATTGCAGTAATTACCACCTTGTAGTTTGTTTTATTTTTTGTCATTATTGTCCTTGTCCTGCTGTAGTTTCACTTGGTTGGTTTGTTTGTTGTTGTAAACTTCCATCCTTGCTCTTATCACTTAATAATTCATTTTCTAAACTTGCAGGAAATTCTAATTCTATTACTAAATTTAATTGTGATAATACTTGTTCTTCTATAAATAATTGTTCTTCTTCTATTGTTTGTTGAAATGCTAAATAAGCTATTTTTGCTGATGCTTCTGTAAACTCCCCACTTCCACCGACGATAATTTGTGGAACACCACACGCTTCATAAAACGCTTTGTCTAAATATTGTATCCAAGATAATGAGTTTAGTGTAGCATTTGGGGCAGCTCCGACAAGTTCAGGAACAACGACATCTTTAGGAATAAACATACTTTCACCTTTTCCTCTTGCTGCATCTACTTTGGCTTTAAATGCTGCGATTTTAGTTGTGTCATCTGTATCTAAATGATATATCCACATCGGATCCACATTTCTGTGCAAAACTCTTTTCCAGTCATCCATAGCTTCATTTTTTGCTAAGATAATAAATTCCAGTTCTTCTATCAAAGATTGTCCATGAATTTCATCGGCCATTCTGTTTCTTGGCAGGTAAAATATTTCTTCTGGTTTAAATTTTTTTGGTGGTTTTCCTTTTATTTTAGAAGTTTGTTCAAATCTTATTATTATTCCTTGTCTGTTAGCAATATTTTTCATGCTTCCTGGATCTAATGGTTTTAAATTAATTAAATTTTCCTCATCATCCCTTATAATCTCTGCGTAAAAATCTCCCCCAATCTGATAAGTTCTAACAGCATTCTCTAAGATTGTGTTAAATGTATCTTTCCCATTTCCTTTAATTGTATCTAAAAGAAGAGTTGTTAGTTCATCTGCTACAAATCCTTTACCGATTGTCCAAGTTGCTTTCGCATCTATTGCTCTTTTTAGTTCTGGGATTGTTTTATAATATCCTAAATACTGAGTCCAGTTAGGATTCATCCATGTTGTTTCTTTTTGGTCTGTAGCTCCATCTGTTGTTTTTGTAGCTACAGAATAATCTGTTATTGCGTTTGTTAAGTCGCTTGCGATTGCTGATTCTATATTTGTTTGTGGCATTTTATATATTTAATTTAAATGGGATTGTCGCTTTAAATCCTGATTGTTTAGCATATTCAAAAAAGTCATCTTCTGCTGCTGGTTTATTATAATTTACTACTGTTTTTGTTCTGTCTAAAGGGTCTGTCCAATATGTAAAAACAAAGGTTCCATCTCCATCTGAAGCAGATTCAAATATTGTTACCCAAAATTCTATAGTAATTCTTAATTTATCTCCTTTGCTCATTTTTGTTCTTGTGCAATGTATTTCATAAATTTCATTATAATTTTCTGTTTTTTGAGTTCCAATACCTGCGTTCTCGTTATATGTAAATGTTGGTGTTGTTGCTGAGCCTATTTCTGTTTCAGTTCCATTTCTGACTCTTCTTATAACTATTTTTTGATATGCTGATAACTCGTAATTTTGTGAGCCTCCATCTGTCGATAAAACCCCTCTTCTTCTTATTTTAACTAAGGCATTTCCTTCAATTATTTGTGATACATTCACTTCTATGTCATAATCTTCTGATGAAACTTCTGTTAAAGTTGTAATGTCTGTTGTTGCTGTATTATTTTTTGAAGTACCTAACGAAAAAAATGGTGTGCTTCTCATTACATTTATTGCAGTTGCGCTTTCATTATATACCCTTCCGATGTAATAATTTACAAAACCTTGATTATGGAGTAAATCTATAAAATCATAACTTGCTATTATTTCTCCTCGTGGTGGAAATAAATTTTGTCCGAAATTTAAACTCATATTCTTATCTCCTGTCCGAATGGTATTGAGTAACCTAAATCAAGACTTAATTGATTTATGCTTCTTCCGAAATGAATTACCTCTCCTATTAATCTTCCGAATTTTCCCACCCTATTTTTTGGATTGATTTTTATTAAAACCTCTTCTCCTAGAATTTCATTTGCTAACCATACTGCACTTTCAAGTCCGCCTTCTTTTAATTCTGGTGCATCTATGTTAAACATTCTAATTGGAAAATCAAAATCTCTTTCATCCATCATAACTCTAATTGTATCTCCATCAGTTATTTTAACAACTTTTGCATTAAAATCTTCTGTTAATTGTTTGTGTGGGCTATCCCAGTAGTAAAAATCCATTTGTGAGTTTGTTAATTCTGGGAATTTTTTAAAATCATGCATTTTGAATAAAAGTTTGAGTTTTTAAATCTCTGAGTATTGAGATATTTCTTAACGCAATATCTCTTAATACGGTTATCATACTTTCTGCTTCTCCTCGTGATGTAAATCCAGACATATCAGAATTAATTACATTTATTGCACAAAGGCTTGCGCTTGTTTCTGTTAAAATTCCTTTCACATCTTCGTTCAACCCTGCAGTATAAGCATCGCTCCAATTATATCTTGTTGCAGAATTAATAAAACTTTCAACATCTAAAACATAAACATCTGTTGCGGCAGTTGCTTTTGAAGTTGCATTTGCATTAACTCCACATCTTGCTTGAATGTCTGCATTTTTTGTGTAAATTCCTACATCTGCCATGGCATTTTTAATATAAGTAAATATTTAAACTTTTGTCTTTCATGCACCACGCCGCTCTTATTAATGCTTCTGTGATGTGTGAGTAATTTCCATAAATTTTTAATTGTCCTTCTGAATTTTCATACTGAATAGATCTTAAACTCTGTTTGATTTCTGGCATATCAAGAATTTTTATTTTTCCATTTTCCATTAAATTTTTTAAATTATTATACAAATCTTCTTTTAATAAAATTTTTTTTCTTGGATTCTTTTTTCCTTTTTCCTTATCTATGCTTCTTCTTGCATTATTTATGGCAACGACTTTTCTTTTAGTTTGAGGATTTTCTATAAGGGGATCAAATACTCCTACTCCCATTCCCCCATCATCAATGTATATTTTTTTATAATTGTTTTGTTTATCTTTGTGAAGGATTAATCTCGTGGTGTCTGTGAGTTTTTGTGCTTCTGGGATTTCTATATTTATCATGTATAACATTTCTTTTTTTATTCTCTCTACTGAAACCAAGACAGTTTCATCTTCGCCCATTCTTGCTATATCAACTCCTAAGAATTTATCACCACCTAAGTTTGTTCCTTTTTGGAGTGTGCAAGAACTCTCAATTAAATCATCTGAAAAAAACCTCATAATTCCCCCGACAAATAGTCCTAGATATTCTTGTTGATATTGTAATTTTGTCATTCTTTCTTTTTCATTTTTAAGAAATTCTAACATTAGAGTTCTTTGTGGTTCTGGTCTTGCCTTAGCTACTTCTTCTGTATTGACATGGATTGATTTAAAACCTTTATCATGAAAACATCTGTAAAAATAACCTTGCGCCCCGAATGGAGTTGATAATAAGTTTATATTTCCACCTGTAGTCGCTAACATAGGCGTTACAGCAGCCCAAACATCCTCTGGGATGAAGTGAGCCTCATCTGCGTATAAAGAATTGATTGTGTAGCCTCTAATGCCGTATCCTGAGTCTCCTGTAGGAAGGCAGTGAATAACTGAACCATTATTTAACTTTAAAGTGTGTTTAGTTGGTTTATTTTTGCCTTTTCCTATATAAGATTTATAGTTGTCATAGATATATGCTAAAACTTTTTCAAATAATAATAATGCCTGTCTTTCAACTGAGGCGATAATCATTATGGTTTGCTTTGGCTTTTTTATAGCTTCTTCCCCTGCTTTCATTGCGATTACAGTTGATTTTCCAACTTGTCGCCCAGAACATAAACAAAGATTTCCTTTTGTAGCTAAAACTTCTTTTTGCCAAGGATCTAATTCAAATTCCATTTTTCTAACTTTCTTCATCTGGATATATTTCTTCTAAATCATCTTTTGAAATTGGAAAGTTATTCGGTATTAGTTTTAATTTCTCTTTGATTTTCTTCAATTCTTCGTCCATCTTTATCAATTCCCAATTCAAAAAAAGCAATTTCTACATATTCCCGCGCAGTTCTTTTTGATATGTTTAGATTTGACATGGCAGCTAGAACTACACTTTTAAAATTAAAGTTTGTTCCATTTTTTATACTTGCTTTTATTTGTTCAATATGTTTCCTTCTTCTCTCTTGTCTTACTGCTATGATGTTCATATATAACACACAAAAACATAGTTTATATACTTTTTGGTGTGCTGTGTCTGTGTGCAAAGAAATAAGAAGAAAAGAAAAAAGAACCAAAAAAGAAAAGAAGAACAAAGAAAAAAAAGCTCGCCCAACTAACTTAAACCCGCTTGCATACACATACAACACGCTTATTTTAATTATCTCACTACTCGGGGATAATATATTAAATTTCTTTTTCTTTAAATAATTATCTTACTTTTATTAAGTTACAAAACATTTTAAAAATTTTGTGGCTGGGATCCTACTTCTAAAAAAAAAAGAAAATCCAATAATCGCATAATACATTAATAACTACAAGCGGGGCTGGCGGGGCGAGCCGCAGCGAGCCCCGCGCATGCGAGCCATAGGCGAGCATGCAATCAATCCAGCGAGCTTGCGAGCTGCAAACATCAATCAATAAGCGAGCGAGCCAAAGGCGAGCGAGCCAATTTATAAGCGAGCCAAAGGCGAGCCAACCAGCGTGTGTGCGAACAGCACGCACGCAAGAGCAGGCTCCCGCCCGAGCTAAGCGTGCTGAGGCAACCCACAGCACGCGTGCATCTGGGCTGGCTGAGCCAATAAGCGAGCTTGCTCGCCTATTACCCCTCTTCAATCGTGTGAACTTAGGTAACCTTAGTGCACACAGAAATCATAGATTTCTGAAGGCTTTAAATTATTTAAAGTTTGCGATTGAGAAGGGGAAAGGCAAGCTTACAAAAAACTAAATTAACTTTTTTCCAAAATTATAATTGGGGGTCTTGGTGTATGGTTAAAACCCGAAGATTTATTGTCACTCCAACCCCCACGGTGACTATTAACTAAACGCCTCTCTGGCTTGTTTTACTAATCCTATTGCAACTTCCATCATGCTTTCACTATCAATACTTCCTGCTTGAGTTCTATTTATCATAGCAACCAAAATATCTTTTGCATAACTCACATACATTGTAGTAGGGTCATATTTTCCAGACACCTTAGTTTCTTGTGGAACTCCAACTTTAACAACCTTAACTTTTTCTTTAGGAAAATATCCCCTGATATTCTTAAATGCACCGTCTTCACTTTCTCTCATATCAATTACAATATCTTGATTCATTACTTCTTTTAATTTTACAATTAATCCTTTTTCAAAACAACTCATCCAACCGTCTGAAGTATTAAATCTTGTATAAGGTTTTCCTGCCTGACTTTCTTTATCTTCAAAATCAATTAATTTAACTGTTTGTTTTCCCATTCTTGCACCTCCTTTTTCAACTCTATAACCTCTTGAATAGTCATGTCTTTTATTGCTTCAAATCCTATGTTCATATCAAATCCTCCTCTGTGAGATTAAAGAACTTTTTAATAAATGCGATTTGTCCTGCATAATGTTTAACATCTCCATCTCCTGCAAGAGCATATTCTTTGATTGATTTTAACCATTTTACAGCTTCGGCTTTTAGACAAGATAAAACAAACTTCTCCCCTTTTGAATTGCATAGCTTTTCTATATCCTTCAAAGTTTTAAGTTTCATATCAATTTATCTCCTGCGAGTTTGTTTATAACTTCAGTGATATTTAAAAATTTAAAATCTTGCATATTTTCCATAGCTTTGTCTATCTTTCCCCAATCTTTTAATTCCTCTTTCAACTTCTTGATAAATTCTTTTACATCTTTCAAAGGGATATTTCTTAAATCTTTTCCACTAATTGTTTCAACATTTATTATTTTATCACTTAAACTAAATTCTTTCATTTTCCAAACCCGAATAAAATCTTAATGTATTCTTCCCAAG